AAATCTTTAAACTGTATTTTCATTAGAGTCTGCATGGCAATTACCTCTTTCTCTAGGCCATCTATGCGCTCATGCGCGGACGATACAGTGCGTTTATCCATGTTAATTGCCTCACGTTTTAACTATAAGTCTTGTAGCAGATATTGCCGTCCCTGCAAAGACACTTGGATCAGCCGCCGTTGTGCCTATCGTGCCATCCGTCTGGACAAAGTAGCTCTGCCCTGCTGTTAGGGCGTTCTGGTTCGAGCTTACCGATCCAATGATGTTAGTTGTTGCTTGGGTGCCAGACGGTACTTGGCCTCTGTTGGTTGATGCAGTCTGTACAACAATACCTGTTCCATAATTTGAATTAGCTGTGTCTCTATAGGCAATGACAACCTTGTTGCTATTGCTGTCAAAGGTAGCTCCAAACGTATCTGAGTTTGCTGCCTCAAAAACAACAGCCGTTCCAAATGAGATAGATGTGCCTGAGACTGTTCCAGAAATAAAAGTTCCGTAGTTAGAGTTTCCTACATCCTGATAAGCTATAACTACTTTGTTTGAACTTGTATCAAATGTGACTGAAGAATTATTTGAACGTGCAGTTTCAAAAATAACCGCTGTGCCAAAACTTATCCCTGTTCCACTAACTGTTCCGACTACAGCATTACCGTAGCCTGAGTTCCCGTTGTCTTGATAAGCTACGACTACTTTATTACTAGAGCTATCAAAGGTAGAGCCTATTTGTTGAGCTTCCGCAGCTTCAAATACTACTTCTGAACCAAATGAAATAGACGTACCGCTAACCGTACCAACAATGGCAGTGCCGTAGCTAGAATTTCCTCCATCAGAATAAGCTATAACTACTTTGTTATTGGAGCTATCAAAACTTGTAGAAGAAAAAGTTGTCGCTCCACTGTTAAATGCAGTTGCGGAGCCAAAACTTATGTTAGTTCCACTGACCGTACCTACAATAGCCGTACCATAAGAAGAATTGCCCCCATCAGCATAGGCTATAACTACCTTATTACTATTGCTATCAAAAGTGCTAGAGATATAAGTAGAATCAGCACTCTCAAAAACAACAGGTGTGCCAAAACTGATTGAGGTGCTGCTGACTGTTCCAACAATAGCTGTACCGTAGTTTGAGTTTCCACGATCTCTGTAGGCTATAACAACTTTATTATTAGAACTGTCAAAACTCACTGATATATAATCGGTTTCGGCACTTTCAAAAACAACGGCTGAACCAAAGCTAATTGAATTTCCACTAACCGTACCAACAATGGCAGTGCCGTAGCTAGAATTTCCTTCATCTTTATAAGCTACGACAACTTTGTTATTAGAGCTATCAAAACTTGAAGAAATGCTCCTAGAATTAGCGGCTTCAAATACTTGCGGTGATCCTACAGCCTGATTAACGAATGTCACCACCCCGCTAGACATGCCGATGTAGTTTTCAGCGGTGAGGTTGGTGGAGTTGTAGGCTTGAGTAATGATATAAGATTTAGCGGGGTTGTTGCTGCCCCCAGCAGAAAAGTTTGATACTCCAAGAACCATTCTTTCTATTGAGCTTACATAGGCCATACCAGAGTTGTTACTAGAACTTCTTTCCTCAGAGCCGTCTGTCCCAACATTAAATGCGGTTGTCATGCTTATGGTTGATCCATTTGAAAAATTAGAGAAGGATGTACCAAAAGCGTCTTCATCTCCTCCGTCAAGGTTCCAAGTTTGAAATAGTTTTTCTGCAACTGGACTGTACTCTGTTTGAGCGGCTCTCTCAATCTCATAACTTGCGTAAACTAAAGCATTTGTAGTTGCTGTTATGGCACTGGTGCTAAACTGAAAGCCTCTTACTGTCGCATAAGTACTGCTACCCGCATAACCTACAATAACGAAGTTTGAGTTTTGGTCGTATCCTACAGAAATAGTACCAGCACCACTAATATTTGTTAAAGAAAAAGTCCCCGGTGAAGTAAATGTAATGTTGTCACCAGTAGCTGCCGACACAGAAATTATAGAGTATTTTATAGTTGTGGCAGCAGTATCCCAAACTGCAATGTGCCGCCCTATGTTGTCATCATAAACAATTGATCTTGCGGATGTCGCACCATTATTGCTCCCGTTGGGGAGTTGATATGTTCCAAGTGTTGCGGAAGAGGATTGATAAGTTCTAACCGCAAAACGACTATATCTATTTTGAAAAGCAATTACGCAAGTTTCATTTACAGTATCGTAACTTAAAGAACCGAACTGACCTGATCCGCCTTGTCCATCCACCTCAACGGAAGAGCCAAGCCAAGACACAGTTGTTCCGCTAACGGTCAAACTTGTAATATGCAAAACGCTACCGCTATTAACTAACACAACTATTTTCTGAGATGATGGGTCATACACGGCAGCAGTTGGGTTAGCCAACCCGCCGCTTGCTGTAGCTACAGAACCGTTAGAAATCGAAGACGTAGATATTGTCCCAGCATATGCTCTTGCGTAATTGCTTTCGTTTTCGTCTGCAATAATAGTCACAATCCTATCCGCTGCCGCATGATAAACCTGTAGGACTTGCGGAAGATTTCCTGCAATAGAAGCCCCTAGCGTTGTGGCATCGCTAATGGATGAAAGCGCAGCAACACTAACAGTCCCATCTGCATTAACGATCACAGGCTTACCATTGGGCAACACCCCTGACGCAGTAGCCTTCAGTATGCCTTCATCGTTCGTGTCTGATGGAATGTATGAAAGCGTCATGTGTTAGCCCTTTACGATTAGTTTGGTGGCGGACACCGCAGTGCCAGCGAAGACCGATGGATCAGCCGCCGTTAAGCCTAAGTCGCCGTTTGTCTGGACGAAGTAGCTCTGACCCGCCGTTAAGCTAGACTGGTTATCGTCGATGAAGCCCTTGGCGTTGATCGTGGCAGCTTGGCCCGATGCGTAGCCATTGCTGGCAATGCCGATGTAGTTTTCAGCGGTGAGGTTGGTGGAGGCGTAGGCATTCTGAAAAACGACAGAAGTGCCGTAACCAGAGTTGCCCGCATCCAAATAAGCAACGACTACTTTTTGGGAATTATCGTCATAAGCAGAAGCAACATATTCAGTCTGGGCATTCTCAAATACGAGAGGACTACCAAAGCTAATTGAAGTGCCACTTACAGTACCCGCAATAAGAGTCCCATAGCTAGAGTTACCAACATCTGAATATGCAACGGCTATTTTCTGGGCGTTAGCGTCATAGGCGGCTGAGATAGAAGCTGTTCCGGCACTCTCAAAAACAACTGGGCTACCAAAGCTAATTGAAGTGCCACTCACAGTACCTACCACAGCAGTGCCGTAATCGGAGTTACCGCCATCTTGATAGAATACAGCTATTTTCTGGGCGTTAGCGTCATAAACGGCTGATATATGGCTGCTATCCGCACTTTCAAAAACAACTGGACTACCAAAGCTAATTGATGTCCCGCTTACCGTCCCAACAATAGCTGTGCCGTAGCCGGAGTTTCCAAGGTCTTTGTAAGCAATAACTACTTTTTGGGCATTAGAGTCATAAGCGGCCGATATATATTGGGTATTTCCGGTTTCGAAAACCGTGGCGCTACCAAAGCTGATGTTTGTCCCGCTAACAGTGCCAACAATTGCAGTGCCGTAGAAAGAGTTGCCATTGTCTCTGTAAGCTATAACCACTTTTTGGGCGTTAGCATCATAGGTGGCAGATGTTGCGCTGATGGTAGCAGATTCAAACACTACAGGCGACCCAAAACTAATTGAAGTTCCGCTAACAGTGCCAACAATTGCAGTTCCGTAACTAGAGTTACCAACATCTGAATATGCAATAACTACTTTTTGGGCATTAGAGTCATAGGCGGCTGAAATACTACCACTTCCTGCACTCTCAAAAACAACTGGACTTCCGAAGCTAATAGATGTGCCACTTACAGTTCCAACAATAGCGGTGCCGTAATCAGAGTTGCCATTGTCTCTGTAAGCTATAACAACCTTCTGCGCATTGGCGTCATAAGCGGCTGCGGTAATATAAGCATAAGCACTTTCATACACAGTGGGGCTGCCAACGGCTTGGCTGACAGGCGTCTCCGCAACAACACTCACAGTCCCATCAGCATTAACGATAACCGTATCACCAGACGCTAACACACCACTGGCAACGGCCTGTACTTTTCGGGCTGTGTTCCCACGATTGCCTATGATGCGCATACTATTTACTCCTCGTCGTCGAGTGTTGGATCAACCCAATCAGGGTTCAGCGACCAAGCTGTTCCGTTGAAGAAATACTTGTTGCCTGTCCAGTCCGCTGGGGCGTTGGTCACACCGTCTGTGACAGTCACTGTGGTGCTGTTCAGATCACCAATGATGAACTGTGCAGGATCACCCACTGTAATGTTGTCTGCCGTAGCAGTGATGGTTACGTCATCAGCAAGAAGATACTTGCTCAAGCCGCTTGATGTTTCAACTATAGTTTTCATTCTCTCACCCTTTCACGATGATGTCTGTGGCTGACACGGCTGTGCCAGCGATTACTGACGGGCTACCCGCCGTTAGGCCAAGCGTCCCGTCTGCTTGTACAAAGTATTGCTGTCCTGCTGTGAGACCGGATTGATTGGTGCTGATTGCACTGCCAATGTCTATGACTGCATTGGAGCCTGATGCTACTTGAACTGTCACTGGATAAACTCCTGCGTTCCTTACTACTACCGCCGTTCCATGAGAACTGCTTCCCTCATTTGCGTAAGCCCCAACAGCCCTATTTGAGTTGCTGTCAAAAGCAGCGGCAAACTGCCCCGTAGTAGAACTTTGGAAAACAACAGGGGAGCCAAAACTTATAGAAGTACCAGAAACTGTACCAACGATTACCGTTCCGTATGCAGAATTTCCTGCATCTTCGTAGAAAATATTCACTTTATTAGCATTTGAATCAAAAGTAGTTGCTGTCTTATCAACTCCCGCTGCTTCAAAAACTACAGGAGTACCGAAACTTATATTCGTTCCTGACACAGTCCCGACTGCCACAGTACCATAGTTACTGTTACCTTCATCTCTGTATGTCACTACCGTCTTATTGGAGTTGCTGTCAAAGGTTGATGAAACCATGTCTATGTTGCCAGATTCAAACTGAGCGGGAGTTCCAAAACTTATGTTTGTTCCACTGACCGTTCCGACTATTCCAGTGCCGTTCGTTGCTGAACCAAGATTAAAATAAAATATAACAGCTTTATTTGAACTGCTGTCGAAGGTAATTGAATTGTAAACAGTGCTATTAGAATTAAACACTACGGGACTACCAAAACTTATGCTTGTCCCGCTCACCGTTCCAACAATCGAAGTTCCATAGAAAGAATTACCTCTATCTCTGTACGCTATAACAACTTTGTTGTTACTACTGTCGAAGGTAACATCACAGAAGTCTATGGCAGCAGCTTCAAAAACCACTGGTGTTCCAAAACTTATGCTTGTCCCGCTTACCGTCCCTACTACTGCGGTTCCGTGGCTGGAATTGCCTTCGTCTCTGTAAACTACAACAACTTTGTTAGAGTTACTGTCAAAAGTAGAGTTAATATATATTGATTCATTCGTATTCCAAATTGCAGGAGACCCAAAACTTATCGAATTGTTTGACGAGTTAACTGTGCCAACTACAGATGTTCCGTCATCTCCCTGCCCTCTAAAGGAAACAACAAATTTATTAGAGTTACTGTCAAAGGTGGCAGCGTTATATGCAGTTCCCGCTGTGGTATAATAAGTAACAGGAGTGCCTATTGCCTCGGATAGTGTTTCTGTTACACCAACCACCCCACCAGCGAAACCAATGAAGTTCTCAGCGGTGAGGTTGGAAACAATAGCAGTCATACTAATAATACGGCTTGCCCCGTATGCATTACCACCCGTCTTGTCAGAATACATCATTGCAAATTTGTTAGCATCTGGATCATAAGTCATAGTGAAATCTGAATGATTGCCCACACCACTTACAAAAGTATCTACAACTAAACGATCCCCTGCGCTTATAGTCGTTCCAGAAACAGTTAGAGGGTAAAAATACAAATCCATATTACCACTTGAGTTTTCCGATATTAAAGCACCTACTTTTCCTGCGGTTGAGTTAAAAGCCAGATGTGGCCCATCAACACCCGAAGAAGTTGCAGCAGAAGTGAGTACCACGGGAGTTCCAAAACTTATGGATGTTCCAGATACCGTTCCTACAGCCGCTGTAGCATAACCGCTGTTTCCACTGTCTCTATAAGCCACCACTGTTTTATTGTTTGTGGTGTCAAAAGTTATACCAAGATAGGCTTCGGTGCTGGTGTCATTTGAAATATTTGCCTCTGAACCAAAACTTATAGATGTTCCAGATACAGTTCCTACAAATACTTTCATTTTATAACTAGCGTTATAATCCGCACAAACAACCACGACTTTATTGTTAGAGCTATCAAATGTTGCGTTTATATATGTACAATAACCAGTCATAAAAACCACAGCGGAACCGAAACTTATGTCTGTTCCCGACACCGTCCCAACTTTTGCAGTTGCTCTATGAGAGTTACCACCATCTCTGTACAGCACAACAATTTTATTGTTAGAGCTATCAAAAGTTATACTGTTATTAGTGCCAGTGGTGGCATACTGGACCTCAGTTCCAAAACTTATGTCTGTTCCCGACACCGTCCCAACGACACAGTGCTTGGTATCCACATTGTTTTTGTAATATGAAATTACAACTTTGTTATTAAAACTATCAAATGCTGCATGAATTTGGAGTGTGCTAATACTAGAATATACAACAGGCGTACCAAAACTTATAGTGGTTCCACTAACAGTACCTACGATTGCAGTTCCATAATCACTGTTGGCATCGTCCATATAGCAAAAAACTACTTTGTTTGAATTTGTGTCGTAAGTTGAGCCAGCCGATTGCACTGCTCCTTCAAACACTACTTTGCTACCCACATCAGCAGGAGAAGTTGATTCCCCAACAACACTAACAGTCCCATCCGCATTAACGACAACAGTCTTACCACTAGGCAGTGTACCAGAGGCAACAGCCGTGATTTCTGCGTTATCCGCAGCGGGGTTATTGCCTATGATACGCATTAGCTGATCTCTTCGTAACTACACACTACCACTAGATCGTTTGCCACGCTCGCTGTTACTCCGATAGACTTGTCTTCTTCTAGATATACCGCAGTGCTTTTGTCTATAGCAATCAAAGAAGAGTCAGCGGGTACAGAGATTGTACTGGCTAAGGCGTATGCCGTCCCGCCGATATCATCTTGACTGTATAAGTTAACAGTTGCGTCACAGGCGTTTGTGCCATCAACGTTTGCTATTTGGATCATGTTGATCTTGAACACTTTACCACTTGATGCGGCGTTGCTCACAATAGCCGTGGCGTTAGTTGATGCAAGCGCGACTGTGGCAGATTTGCCTATAATCGTGCTTACGTTTACAATATTTGGTGCAGCCATTTTCTAGCCTCCTTTATCCAAAGACGATTGCCATAGCAATGGCTTTACCTGTTGATATACCAGCACTGCCAAAACTGACAGTACCATTTCCGTTAGTTACTAATGCCTGACCGTTTGATCCATCCGAAGTTGGCAGAGTAAGGGCCGTAACAAAACTTTGAAGGTTTGCATCGTAGGCCAGTACGTCAGAGCCAATTGCAACACCTAGGGCCGTTCTAGCGGCCGCAGCGGAACTAGCTCCTGTACCACCGTCTGCAATGGCTAGGTCTGCAATTCCCGAAATTACGCCGCCTGTTATATTGACGCTGCTCATCGCAAAGTCTGCCGTCAGATCAAATACCGCTGCACCCGAACCCGCGCCGTCGCAAAAGATTACCTTACTGTCACCCGCCGCTACGCTGACATTTGCGCCGGAGCCTTGGGTAAAGGTTGCGGTCTGATTCGTGCCGTTCTTTACAAAGTAAATGTGATCTCCATCGTTGGGAGATACGGTAATAGTGTTTGTACCAGAGGGGGAACCACCCAGAACCAAAACCTTGTACATGCCGTCCGACAAACTACCGTCCGAAGTTGTCAGGGTGTGGGTTGTGTTAGAAAGGGTTATCGCGCCTACACCGTTTACGAGGCGGTCAATAAAATTTAAGTTGTCATTTGTAGTCGCGCCCCATGCCCCAGACTGTTCGCCTGTTGCAATAAGTTCGATACCACTTCCGTTATATGTACTAGCCATTTTGTTTCCTTACGCCGCTATCTCGGTCCAAATGTTTGGGTTAGTGTCTGGAACAATTCGCCCCCAAACGGTTACTCTAGAAACCAGCCCACTTGCTTGAACACCCGACACATTAACATTAGCATCACATTCACAAACAATAGTAGCAGAATCCACCACCGCTGTCGAGCTTATGCCTGTAGGAGCAACAGGAATGATCTGGCTTGTTGTAGCCGTGATCTGACCAATACCACCAGTACCTGCAATACCCCCTGCTGTTACAGAGGAATTACCTTCTATCGTAGGGGAACTAACCGCGCCGCTTGAAGCTAGGCCCGTTACGCTTACGTTTACCCCAGTTCCTTCGTTAACCGCCACGCTGCCAACAGCCCCAGAAGCCGCCAGACCTGTTTCGGGGACAGAGGCCGCGCCCTCAATAGATACAGTACCTACGGCCCCCGTGCTGGATATTGGAAATGCTACATCGTTGCCCCAAGTACTGGAACCCCACGCTTGTGACGAGGAGTTCCAGCCCGAAAAGACAACTGTAACATCAGCCATTTTTAAGCAATCCGAATAAGAGCGTTAGACGCATCCGCCGCTGGCATGACAATCTTGAAGTCGCCGTTGGTAGAAGCCTTGTCTGATCCAAAGTCCAGAACAACCACAGTGTTTGTGGTGCTTGACCCAGCGCCCTCGGTAGTGTTGTAAATCAACGCGCCGCGAGCCGTTATGGTGGCAGAAGTAAACGTCAGGTCCGAAAAGTCCGTAAACGCCGTTGTTCCAGACACAGCCGGGTTAACACGGGTCAACGTGCCGCCGCCCGCAGAATACGATCCGGAGTTACCAACTTCGTTGCCAGTAGTGTAATCCGTAGTTGCTGCGGTAAACGAAGCACTATTAGTATAAAGAGCTAACTTAAAAGTATCGCCCCCAGAGTTTAAGAAATTGTGACCGCCCTCAAGAAGTTCTTTCTTGAAAGTAGTACACATAAAGTTTCCGCTGAAAGCCATTTTAAAGTCTCCTTATAAGTTCAGCAAGTTGTGGATGCCCTGCATCTATAAGGGCGTTATACACAGTTGTACGATCACTGCGAATAGATTGTCGCATGTAATAAGCTACAGTGCGTTCCATTTGTGTTTTAAAAGCTTTAGCCTGATCTCTTATAGCAGGGTGCGCCGAATCAGACACACTTATTAACTTTTGTACGCAATCTACAGAAAGTTCTTCGGGGGTAAACCCGCGGTTATTGGTAGTCTGAACACCCACCAGCGGTTCTTCTCTTGGAACATCTACTTGTATTTTGAACATTACTGTTTAGCCCTTATTACTTTGCCTGTCCGATATTCATCAGTAGGCTCTTTGGCTTCGCCAAGAAGTTTTAATCCAGTCAAGGACTCTGTAAAGCGCTTGTCGTAATACGCCATCATATCCTGCTCGCCCTTCATAAACAAATAAGCTTCTACTAAGCTGCCATACAGCAACGTTAACTCTGCGTTTTTACTTAACCAAGTTGTATCCGTTCCAGAAGCGCTTTCGGTAATGCTTACGGGACGATAGAAATAATGAAGCTCCGCAGTGTACCCTATGTCCGGAGTAGGTCCTAAAATAAAGTAATTTAAGTCAAATACGGCGTAGTACTTCGGCCTGCCATATGTAGTAGAGTCAGGGGTATAAGTCTGGATGAAGCTAGGGTCTTTAAAGTCTACAAAAATTTTATCCCCGTCCGCACCTTCCATGCTTAAAGAAAAAGGGGCAAGATAATCCGAGGGAACGGGCAAATACTGGTACTGGGCGGTTGTTACTGCGGTTGAGTTTTTCCTAAACAACGACAGTTGAACGCTTTTTAAAATGCGTTCTTCGGCAATCTTAATAAACGTAGGCAAGTTGGCGACAAAAGAAGTTTCGTCGTTTTCCGTATAAGCTTGGATTGCCGCTTTTAGCTCGTCATATGTAAAACTCATGTTGTTTCCACCGTAACTGTTCCCACGCCGCTAACAGCAATCAGCCTGTTAGGAGGACTATAAGTGTTGTCCGCCCAGCCGCCTACCGGATTCCAACTCCACTGTATGTTCCGCTCTTCTGCAAGATTTGTTTCAGGGCGCGCGTCTCTTACGGCTTGGGGGTCAATAACTTTTCTAAAAGGGCCTAACTGGGGTTGTTTTGGCTCGAACTCGTCTTTTCCAACAAGCAGCCCAGTCCACTCTTTACGCATGTCCCGATACCTATACCGAAGACCTGACCGATCCGATATAGAGTAAGCGTTTTTCCCTGATGCAAATTTAGACATTACGAGGTCCTAAAGTATTGATACATGGGTACTACATTAAACGAAGACCTATCTCTGTCCTCCGTCATAGCACGTTCAAATTCTTCTTCATAAACCGCTTTCAAAAGTTGGATTCTATCCGGGGCGCGTTTCATAGAGATATAATACGCCAAACCCGCCGCAAGACAGGGATAAAAACGAAAAGGCATATCCATTGTGTTAACTTGAGAATCGGCGTCGTCCATCCGAGTTAAAGCATCATAGATTATTACGTCTGTGTCGTTTTCTGGAACAGGCCAAATCTTTAAGTTAGGCGTGTTTTGCCTGTCTAGAAAAAACTGCGAAGGACGGCCCTGCGTAGTTTTGTTTGGGATAGAAATAAAGGTGTCACGACTAACCCGGCTTAAAGCGTAATCAGTGTTGTTCCTCCGCAAGACCACCGACAAAACGTCTATTATGTCGGTAGACAAAGGGTATTCCCCATCTGCCTGAACAAGTGCCAAGCTGCGCTGTTTAATAGTCCATTGATTAAGCCCGCGATTAGCCCACTCTGCAAGCATCAAGTTTAGAGACCGTTTGGCCGTTCGAAGGTCATAGCCCGTTCGAACCTCTAAGCCGCAACGCTCAAAAGCTTCTTCAATGTACTCAGCTACATCTAGCTCAAAGTCTTTGCTATCGGATAAGGCCATCTATCACTTCTTTTTCTTTGCGACGGGTCCGCCGTATTTCTTTTTTACTACGGCTTTCTTTTTAGGAAATCCTGCCTTCATATTGGCATAAGCTTTTGGAGAAACGGTAGAATCGGCCTTTGAGCGAGAAGTGTTGCTCTTTTTTCGCGCGTTCATGTGGTCGTATAAACCCATAACAAACTCCTTGTTTAGGCGTGAAACGCCGTAAGCATTTTGCAGGTAGCCGTGTCGTAGTACACAGAAAGCGCCGTCTTAAATAGGACCCCCTCCTCTGGTATGTAAACGTCGTCAGAAGCGTTATTAACGCCGCTGGTCCTTGCCACAAAGACAATGCTACCCGTACTAGGTAACCCGTCAAGGAACTCTATCCTTCCCGACGTTGCCGTGGAAAAAGCGCTAAAAGCCTTTAGCCTAGATCGACCAGCAAAGAAAACTGCAACCCCCGCCGCGGACATACCGACAGAAACGTTTGCCGCATATTGTGCGCTGCAAGTAGCCGACACGATAGTAGAGAAATACTTCGTCCCAGTTACGGTGCTGGCAGACCCGAGAGAAATGATAACTTCAGTTTGAGTGTCACCGAAATTGTCCGTTCCTACAATAGTAACGGTCTTGCCTGCATCGCTAGAACCCGTAGTCGTGACGGTTATGATGCGGGAATGCCCCGCATCAAACGAAGTGTTTGCAAGAGTAAACGCGCCCGTGGGTCTCGCCGCCGCCGCAATAAATGTGGTGGAAGCCGCCTGCGTATCTTCGATAGTGGTTGCGGTTATGTCAGAGCCTGCCATATCGAAACCCTCCTATGTTAAGGGATTAAGCAACGAGGTTATTGTTCTGCTGGTACAACACAGTTGCGCGGATTTCGCCGTTACTGGTTGCTCCGGTAGAAGTCCAAGTTAGCCGTAAGTCCGAAGCGCCTGTGTCTGCCCAGATTAATGCGCCGCCAGCTTCAGTTGTAGGGTACTTACGACCCACGCCGGAGGCTACTGTAATCGAAAAAGCATTCAAGTAAGTTGCGTTTCCGCCAGCTACGTCACCAATGCTAAAGACGCAAGTCGCACCTACCATAGCGCCAACAGCGTCAAGGACGATATCAACGATCTGGGAGTTTGCTGGGATAACAACAGAAGTTGAGTTTGCGGCAGAAGCCCCGCCGTCTAAGGCAACACCTGTTGAAAAGGTCTGCGCCATAACAACTTGGCCCACGTTGGCAACATTAGTGCCTACAGTAGTGCCTGTTGTATCTTTGATTGTGCCTGCCCGAATCGGGCCAGAAAAAGTTGTAGTACCCATAATAATCTCCTGTCTGGGTTAGTCAGCCACAGAATGCGGCTGTCAGGGAATATGAGTACAATACAACATGTGAAAACAAAAAGAAAGAGGCGATCCAAAGACCGCCTCCCCCTTAACACAGAAAGTAAACTTCCGTATTTATGCTGCGCCGGGAGTACCGAACACAGAACGCCAGTCAGATACGCCAAAGCTGTAGCGCTCACGGGCTTTAAATCGCATGTTACCAGTGTCAAAATCGCCTTCCATAGCGGTCTTGATTGGTGAACGATTAAAGAGCTTAAAGCCGTTAGGTGCGTCAGTTTTGATGAAATAGGCATCACTATCTGTAAGGAAGTGATTAACTGCGGCCCCTTCAGGCAACATACCCATGTTCTTCATCGCATTTGCGTCGTTGTCCGCTGTGCCGGGGCGGAGATTGGAGTTAAGAACCCGCTCTGCAATAAATTGCAGTTCTTTAGGGATAATCAACTTCATGCCACGAACAGCGATCTTTAGACCACGCTCGTCAGTCAAACCTGCAACGTCGATCAGCATTTGCTCAAGAGAAGTCTCGTTGAGGTCGGCTGCGACGGCTAGAAGGTTTGTCTGGTTGCCAGACAACGAGGGGTGAGCCGCGGAGCACAAGGCTGCGCCGTCACCAATTGCACTAACACCAGCGGTGAACGCGTTGTTCAGAATCGCTGCGGCTTTGATCTGCTTTGTCTGCGCCATAGAGCGAGCCAGAGCTTTGGTGTAACGAGACGCCAAACGATCGTACAAGTTGTCTTCGATAGCTTCCTCTGTGATAGAGAACGCCAGTGCGATAGTTTCGTGAGTATAACGTGCTGTGTAAGTTTCTTGAGCATCGTCAAAAGTGATGGCAGAACCTTCACTTTTCACAGGAGCCGTTGAGAAACCTCCGAGCATAACTTCCTCCTCAAAAGCTCTGTCAGAACTTTCTTCGTCAAAGATGTCAGCATGCTCGTTTTCGTAGCGGTCGTACTCTAAGCCAAACAAGGCGTTAAGGCCCGGTTCTAGCTCTTTTGCTAGTTGTGCGCGAGAAATAGCCATTTTATATTACCCTTCCTTATACGCCAGTTGTAGAAACAGTGCCCGCCGCAATGGAGCCAGTAGGCGCATTGAAGTGGTTGTTTATACGAACGATTAATGGGATACCCGCTTCAGTGAAATCGGAATTACCCGCATCGTCTTGAATGCCCATAATCCGCAGTGCCAAAGTGTTGGTAGTGTTTACCGTGTTCAAATCTGCGGTTGCAGATGAAAGCCCGGTTGCAGTTGAGCCAGAGTTACCTGTTGCAAACGCAATGTTTGCAAACACGCTGGTGCGTACTTCCGCTTCAGTGTCCTGACCACCTACAACATTAGATGTAGCAATCTGGAACAATTGATTTGGATCATCATACACAAAAGCTTTGACCGGGTGCGCTGTATTTGCCCCGGAACCCGGCCAGTAGTTGGACCAAGTGGGTTTACCTGTTGTAGATGAAACGTACTCACATCCGCCAAAAACGCCTACGATAGAAACGTTACCACCAGCCGCAGCTTGTAGATCGTCAATAA